AAGAATGACATTGCTCCCATGCTTGAGACCTATGCAAAACAGAATAGACCTTGGAAGGATAGAACAGGAAATGCCCGTCGTGGGTTGCATAGCAAAGTAGTGGTTACCACGAAGGACATTGCAATCCAGTTGCACCATGGTGTACACTACGGATTGTACTTGGAGTTAAGCAGAGCTGGGAAATATGCGATACTTCGTCCTACGATAGACAGGCATAGGGCTGAAATAGTCCGAATACTGAAATCGGCTTTGGGGGATTAGGATGAGAAAAGCTATACGCCAAAGGTTAATAGATAAGATTCCAGAAATAGCGGGAAGAGTGTATGAGCCGTCTATGGCTGGACCTGCGACTAAGAAACCGTATATTGTACTGAAATATGGTGGAGATATAGCAACAGGTATGCGATATGGTTTTGAAGTCCCATTCGAGGTATGGATATACTGTGAGCGGACAACTTTCAAGGAGTTGGATGTCTTGGAAAGCAAAGTCATTCGTGCGTTACTGGGGGTTGACCTAGTAAGTTCAAGTGGACAGACCTTCTCGTTGAAGTATACCGGTAGCAGTTCAGATTTCTACGATGATGACTGGAAAGCACTCACCAGACAGCTGGGCTTTAGAACCGATAGAATCAGAGGGGGTTGAAGGTGAAGTCAAAAGTTAATAGGATTTTCATTGTCGATGGAATAGAATACAGAATCAAGGAAAACCAAGATGTTAGTAACTTGCCAAAGCATGTACAAGACAAGTTAGTATCACTAGGACTGGTTGACGTGGAGCAAAAGTCAACCAGAAAGACTGGAAGGAGGAAGAAATAATGGCAACTCAAATTAAGAGAGGTTACATGAGAGGTTGTCGTGGACTGCTAATCACTGGATTGAATCCAGATGGTAGCATGCCCGAAAACCCCGTTAGGTACTGGATTGACACAGCACAGGAAGCCAGTATCGAAACCGAAGTGGTAGAAGGTGAACAGAGTGACCTTAGAGGTGGCGACAGACTGTTGACTAGGGTAGAAGAGAATGACGTTGTGACAGGTGTGAACCTGAGTTTCACTAACGCAAGATTTGATGCTCAAGTAGTTCAACTGCTTATGGGTGGTACACTGATTACGACTGGTTCGGGAGAGACCGAAGAGATTATCGGTTGGGAAGCACCGACCGTTGAGGCTCAAGCAGAGAAGAGACCAGTACAGGCTGAGTTGTATGTACAGTCCTTCAATAGTGAGGGCGGCAGAGAAGCATACGTGAAGTACAAGTTCCCTTACTGTATTGGTGTTCTGAGTTCAGTAGAGCACAGCGACCAAGAGTGGGGTACACCGGAGTTCTCGCTTAAAGCAAGAGAGAATCCAAGCACTGGTGCGTCAGCTTTTAGCAAACAGTTTGTGTCAGAACTACCAGCTATGCCTTAGTATCAGCGTAGTAGATGCAGATGACGAAGTAGTTTCGGTTACTGCAGTTACACCGGGTGAAAAGTACACGTTCACTATGCCTAGGAAGGCTGTAACTGTAACTGTTACCGTAGCAGCAGCTGGTTAGAGAGGATAAAATTTTAGGGGGCTATCGTTATGAGAAGTGGTAAAGTTGCGTGTGACAAATGCTCAGTAGAGTTTGATATGTCAGAAGTTGAGGTAAAGCAAGAAAAGCTCACTAACGATAGGGTAGGCATGTACTTCGTGTGTCCTGCATGCGGGACTAAGTTCCCGTTTGCAGGCATCACGAGTGAAGGACTTCGCCTGAAGGCTGAGTTGAAAAGTCTCGTCGAGAAGATAGACAAGGCAAAGGACGAGAAGACGAAGGAGCATTATATGAAGAAACAGCAAGAAGTGCTCCTTGTCTATTCGAAGGAAGTAAGTGGACCGTACAATGAAATGGAGGTATTGAAACGATGACAGAGAAGAAAGTTATCTCGATTGAAGAGATTAAGCAGAAAGCACGGGGAACGGTCATTGAAATATCTGACTGGGAACCCGGAAAGAAGATTTGTGTGCGGGTCAAAGCAATAGACATGACTCCGCATTTACTGTCTATGGAGACTTTGCCGAATGCTTTGAAGGCATCGGCACATGAGGTGTTCAACGGAAAACAGTCAAGTGGAAAACAGCTGGATGCAATTGCAGGAGCCGTCAGCAAAGAGAGTATTGAAGACATGCTTCCGATTATAGAGGGCATCGTCAAGGAAGTTCTGGTAGAACCGACTTATGACGAGATTCAGGCGGTGTATCCGTTAACGCTTAACCAGAAGATAGAACTGTTCAAGTTCGCCATGGGAGGCATAGAGCAGTTAGATTCCTTTCGTAAGGAAATCTGACCAGATGATTGAACTGATTTCGGTAGCCAAGACGTTTGGAGTTAGACCCAGCAGTCTGATACACGGAATCTCAAGCTATGAAGCCTACTGTTTTGACACAGCTTGCCTTGTCTACGTCATTGAAATGGAGAAGGGTAAGAAACCGATAAAGAACATGGGCGATGCTTCGACATGGTTGTAGAAACGTAGGAAGGAGGTGCCACCTTGGCTGATAGTTTGGGTACGATTTATACTGAGCTACGACTGAGGTTAGACCGATTTAAGCAGGATATACAGACAGCAAGCACTGAGATTAAAGAACTGAAGAACAATGTTTCTGACAACATGTCCGCTCTGTCCACTGTTGGTGGAGCTCTGAAGGACGTTGGCAAGTCTGTGACTAAATATGTTACAGCACCGATTGCTGCGGCTGGAGCCGCTTCCGCGTACACGTTCATGCAGTTCGAAGAAGCCATGTCTCAGGTTAAGGCAGTCGGTGGTATGACAAGTGACGAGCTCCAGCGCATGAAGGACCTCGCCATGGAGATGGGTACAAAGACAAAGTTCTCCGCTCGTGAAGCGGCGAATGCTATGTACGAACTGGTCAAGCTGGGGTTTGATGCCAATGAAATGATGACAGCCTTGCCCGCAACCATGGATTTAGCGGCGGCTGGTGATGTTGGCTTGGCAGAAGCGGCTGTCATTGTTGCTCAGTCCATGAACATGTTTGGCGAAAGCACAAGTCAGACCACCCGATATGCTGACGTTTTTGCAAAAGCGGCGGCTATGGGTGCTCTTGACGTTACGACATTGGGCGAAGCCTTGTCCTATGCGGGTCCTTCAGCGGCGGCAATGGGCTATTCATTGGAAGAAACAGCGGCGGCATTGGCTGTGTTCTCGGATGCAGGTATCGACAGCACGAGGGCAGGTACGACCTTCGAAGCTCTGATGCGTGACATGAAGAAAAACGCCATGGATAATGGTGGGGCGTTGACGTTCCTTGGTAAAGCGGGAGAAGAAGTAGCCATATCCTTGTATGATGCTAATGGTAAGATAAGACCGTTGGTTGATATTATTCGGGACTTAGAGACTGCAACAGAGGGTATGACTGATGCCCAGAGGGATGCGGCTCTAGCGAATGTTGCCAGTACGCAAGGGTTGCGTGGTTTGAATGTCTTGCTCGGCAAAGGAGCCGATTACCTGCAAACGTACACGGACGAGATTTACAATAGCTCAGGGGCTGCCGATGAAATGGCAAGGACCATGCAGGATAACTTGGCTGGCTCGTTGGAGCAGTTGGGAGGTGCGCTAGAGACCGCAGGTATTGCTATTGGCGAAGTTCTTGCTCCTGTGATTCGAGACATTGCTGATGGCATCAAGGCTCTTGTGGAATGGTTCACGTCATTGTCACCGACAACGCAGAAGGTAATCGTTGTGATACTTGCATTAGTTGCGGCTATTGGTCCATTGTTGATGGTCTTCGGTAGGATACTGACTGCGATACCCATGATGGTAAAAGGTTGGACGATGCTGACAAAAGGTTGGGGACTTATCAGTGCGGCGGCGTCTCCTGCCATTTTGCCGATACTGGGTATCGTTGCGGCGATTGCGGCGGTCATTGCCATAGGAGTATTGCTATACAAGAACTGGGATAAGATTAAGGCTGGGGCAATCGAAATCTGGGGTTCGATAAAGGATTTCTTTGTCGGACTTTGGGAAGGTGTCAAGGAGTGGTTCCTTGGCATTTGGAATGGAATCAAGGATGGCGTTTCAAGCATATGGAATGGTATCAAAGGTACGGCATCCAAAGTATGGAATGGCGTGAAAGATACTGTTGGAACAGCGACAAAAGCGGCGAAAGAGGTTGTCCAAGATAGCTTGAATAGTATGAAGAAAGCCTATGATGAAAACGGTGGTGGTATCAAAGGAAGTGTTGCCGCCGCTTGGGAAGGAATCAAAGGTGCGTACACAGCTGGCATTCGTTTTATTGACAAGCTGACGGGTGGAAAGCTGGCTAACGTCTGGAACAAGTTCAAAGAGAGCATGTCTGGTGCATGGACTGCTGTGAAAGACTGGTTCACGAATGTTGGGACATGGTTTAAAGAGCTGCCCGCAAAAGTAGGTGAGGCACTCTCGACGTTCTTTACAGAAACACTTCCGTACTGGATTGGTTACGGTCTCGGTAGAGCAGTCGGCTTCATTCGTGACGGTGTTATAGCAATCATTGACTGGTTCAAGGAATTGCCGGGAAAGATTACAGAGTTTGTCAACGATGTTAAAGAAAAGGTAGTGGCTGGGTTCAATGCTGTTGTGACTTTCTTTGCTGAGTTACCCACAAGGATATGGGAATGGCTCGTAGTGGCATGGGATAACATCAAGCTATGGGTCGCAGGTGCTTGGGAGACGATAACTACAGGTGTAGCGGATGCCCTGAACGCAGTTGTTACGTTTTTCTCGGAACTGCCCGCTCGTATTTGGGAATGGCTTGTACTGGCATGGGAGAATATTACGACTTGGGTCTCGGATGTATGGAATTCGTTGACCACAGGTGTATCAGATGCTCTGAATGCAGTTGTTACGTTCTTCTCGGAACTGCCTGAGAGGATATGGACATGGTTAAGCACTGTCGTCACGAATATTGTGCAGTGGGGTTCCAACCTGTTCAATAGTGCACGAACGGCGGCTACGGAGCTGTGGGATGGATTCATTGGCGTCATTCAGGACCTTCCTGCAAAGGTTGGTGAGA